GTATATGTATCATTCACCGTTACATTACCGCGTTTCCATTGTACAACTTTACTCATTATATGTTCCCAAAATTAAATGTAGCACTTGTAACACCATCTCCCACTGCACCTAGATCCAAGTTAGCAGGCGGATCAATAGGGTAAGCCGCATTGCTTAAAAATATCTGTCCTGAAGCACCCCAGTTATCATCGACATAAGCAGCAATATTAGCACTGCCATTGTCGACTAATACGTTGTAAGTGTATTTTTCTCTATCTAATTGCACCAAATCGTTGCTGCTAATTGTAACTGTGCATAGTCCTGCATTAGCATTACTAATAGTTACATTACTCTGAAGAACCACATTGGCATTAGCATACACATAGTCATCTACCATGTTAAAGGTCAGTGTATAACCCGTAATGTTCACAGGTTTTTGATCTGAGTTTAAAACCTTTAGTTTGACTACATTGTCGATATTTTTGTATAAATTAATAGTTCTGGTATACACTACACGGTTCCTTTGCTCAACAGTAGGGTCTATGTCATACTGGACTTCTATAGTATTGTCATAAAGATAACTGTAGATTTGCTGCATTAGTGTATTTAGCGGATTCTCCATAAGTAAGTTCGCACTTATTTTTGAACTATAAATATCACTGTGGAAGAATACTACCAAAAACTACTAGAAGAGTATCCTTTTTTAAGTCTTTTGACCTACGGTGGCAATGAATACATAGGCATAATTCAGAATTGTGACGACAGTATTACTACTATCTACGACTATGGCTTGCTGAAAGGTGAGGAAGAAAAGCGAATATACTTGGAACTAGCAGATACTTGGTGGTGGGAAAGCAACAGAATGGTCCCTATAAATCTTTTTATTAAACAGGACTGGGCACCGTTTAGAGTCTGCTTAAAGACTTTCATCAGCAAAGACGTGGCTATCAAGTACGGGCCCACAGTCAGTCTTAAAGAAAACGCACAAAAGCGTAGCAAACGCCGCAGTATTACTCTAGTCAGAAGAATTACATAGTAAATTCATATTTACAACCACAAGAGTTGCGTAAGCTAAACTATGCGACTTTTTGAATGCATATCCTCCGTTGGGATCTGGTTCCCAAACAGTTTCTGCAACTTCCCGCCAAGTTTTGCCAATCAAGTGACGTTTAGCAGGCCTGATCACACTGATAAACATAGCCATCCTGGGAATACTGTTAACTGCTTCCGGCATTTTGATTAGTGTATCGTAGTGATTGCCCACGTGAATTAACTGCTCACAGAATTCTCGTTCATATAGTTTTGCCCAGTCCGGTTCCTGTTGCATCAATTCTATTAGATGCTGTTCGCTTTCAATCTGACTGTATAAGTTTACATTAAGAAAATCTAACTTTAAATAGCCCAAGTCTTCTGCTTGCTCGTAGTCTATGCTGGCATAGCCTGTAAATGGATCCTGTGGAATTTCTGTAAAATACACACCTGTATTATGTTTTGACAGTGCGCCATCTCTGATAATGCTGGCACTGGTATGAGGCAACAGATTCAATACTTTAGTTCTATTTGCAAAGTCTATGTCAATGTCTGATTGAAATTTCATAGGCCTGCCTTTGCTAGTATGTCCTTAACCCACTCTGTGTCTGCCACGTAGTCTGTAAAACGACGTTGCCAAAAGTCTGGATCAATATAGGGCAAGATCATTTCAACTTGTTCTTCGTTGAGAGTTTCGAGAAAATGAACTCCACTATCACAGTTAAACACAATCCAAGCAGTAACACGACCATCACAAATGTGCCGGACCACACGATTACTATTAGCCAATCTAAAGTAGTCATTGAAATTCCCGTTCAGTTTTTCATCTGTGTCTGCTAGTGCTTGCATTTCATGCAATGCACGTTCTAGCGCATCTTTGACATTTTCTTTGCGGATATATTCTGCCATCCACTCTGTGTACATGGACTCTTTGGTCCAGTGATCAATCTTCTTATTGTTTTTTAATAACCAATCAATAAAGCTGGCAGTATTAATGCAACGTATTGCCACAAGATGTCTGCCGAATTTAACAAAAGCCATATAATAAGGACTGCTAACAAAATCTTCATATGTTTTTAGTTTTGCACTACCCTGTGTAAGTTCATAAAATCTTAGATAAGATTTAAATCCTATCTGTACACCCTGTTCGTTTTGTTGTTGATACCTGCGTTTAGGCTCACAAAGATGTGCGGCCAATGTGCTTTCTTTGCTATAACTTTTATTGCAATACTTGCAGGTATAAGTCATTCTAGTATTTTATGTTCTTTAATATAATTTGTCAAAAATTTATTAATAGCATGATGTTTGCCCATTTTTCTATGTTTGATATTATCGGAGCAGTCACCGTACTCTGATCTATAATCCCCTTCCTGGTAGGCGATTCCTTGTTCATGTTGCCATTGAATAGCCAGCCATTCAAAACCGTTTATAAAGTTTTTTTTATCCTTAAACAGTTTAAGTCTGGCGTTATCAAGATATGGAATATGACTCGAGTCGGCTTGCTGATAAATTAAAACACGATGCCCTCTTGATTGTAAACTTTCAATTAAACTTAACAAACGATACATTAAATCTTCAGTTCTGTCCAAAATGCTATGAACTTCTTCTTTTAATTTAAGGCTAACAAATCTTTTAGTATCTTTAATAGTCCAATGATCGTCCCATCGGTTCTGAATCAGTTGATTTTGCGGATTAGTCCACCGTCCCTCAAAACTCAGAGGGTCGTCACTTTTAAGTATAGGTATTTCATTTCTACTAATAAAGGTCATACCTAACACATACAGATTTTTTTGTTGTGCGATATAACTGTGCTTTAATGTAGTTCTGACAATTCTACTGTTGCTACAACCACTTTGTGCTATAGTTTCGCAACTGGTTATATTCAGTTTTAATGCTAAATTTATTTTGTTTAAAAGGTCTACATGCCCGTTGCCCATAGCATAGACATCCATGTAACTGCAGCCATTTACAACCAGACCTTCGATCACCCCAATTCCCGTTTAATATCTTGATCTGTCATTCCAGATTCTCGTGCTAATAGTTTTAAAGACTTAGTGTCATTTATACTTGCCAGCAATTCAATTTCATCCTGCTTACGTTCTGGATATAACTTTTGCAAAAACTTTACTGCCTTACTGTTTGAGCCTTCTTTCTTTTTTGCAGCTTGCCAATAATGTCGCTGTCTGCCCATGCCAGGACTAACTGTGGTAGCCAATAACCATTGCAGTTTAGGGTGTTTATTCAAATCAAAAAAGTTTACATTCAATCGTTCATTGGTTGCACGTAGATACCATTCTTGGAAGTCGGCACTGCCCTCTACGCTCGCACCATAACGTAGCATCAAATAAGTGCTAAACTTCTTTTGTTCTTCTGGTGTAAGTTCGTCATAGAACTGTCTGTTCTTAGTGTCGAACTGAGCCATTTCATTGTTAATTGATAGTTTGTCCATTATACTGGGTGCCAAAAAACTTCATTGTCTTGCTGTTTTAGTAAGTAGTAGTACATTTTAACACGTTCTAATTCTTCTGCCAAGCCCGGATGTGTCCGAGCCATTACCATCATTTCTCGGTAAACTTCTAACTGTTCTTGGTCAGTCGGTTCGTATTTGTAACCAATTAACTCTCTCTCAGTTTCACCTGCATATCGCCTGTATATAGTTTTACCTCCATCAGGCGATTCGTACACGTAGGGTCTTTCAGTTAAGTCGCTCATTGATATACTGCATTACATCTGCGCTCATATTGTATCTACCAACATGTGCATCTTGAAATCCCGACACAACATCGGCATGTAAAGGAATTTCTGATAAGTCGAGGTCCTCTCTACGCTCACATTCAAAGTTTGTGTCTTGTTGATTGGCAAAGAACAGTTTGGGTTTGTTTACTGCGACTACACATTCATGTACAAACTTATGGTGTATGTGTCCGTAATCTCCCCAACTATCATGTGTTAATAATAAATCATATTCTTTTGCAAAAGATTTAATGTCAGCGTAGGCCTGTTCCGCATTAAAACTCAGTTTGTTGTGTTCCATGTCCAAGTAGGTATCTACGTTGCCGAGGAAATGTGTTTTGACATTGCGCTTTTGCCAAAACTGTTTAACTTCCTGTGCTCTGTCATCCAGTTCGCTGTAAGTTAGATATAAAATAGTCCATTCAAATTCGTGAAACTGTTCTATAAACGGCCATCCAAAAATAATACAGTCGTCAGGATGTGCTACAACACAGAGTGCTTTAGTTACCATTCAAACCACCATGAATTACCTTCATAATAAACTCGAACTCCGTTTTTATTTTCTGGAATCCATCGGGTGGGTGTGGACCATATTGTATCATGTACGTTCATCTCAATGTCATTAAATTTTGCTTTCCAAAAAATACAGTATTGACCATTGGGTACGCTTTTTGGAATATTGAATTCTAATTTAGGAAAATCTTTTGCAAAATTTACCGTTAAAGATTCTGATCGGTATAACTCAGTTAACTTTAAGTCAGTGAACTGAGGTAATAGTGCAAAAAGATTATCGATCCAGTTATTTCTTTTTCTAGATTCAACTTTAAAATTAGTGTTTAGTACTGAAATAAAATCCTGATTTATATCAATACCCGGTTTAAAGTCTACTGCATCCGACTCTTTAGTAACAACAGTAAAGATCGGATGAGTCTCATATACTTTAACAAATATTTCTAGTTCCCCTGGAATCAATTTACCGTTGAACTTTTTTGTATGGTCTGCAATGGCAAGAACCCCTTCTTCGAAAATTGCATTACCAAAAGTTTCTGTGACATAATAATCGGCTTGAATGTTAGTATCGAGGTAATTAGCATGAACTAGTTCAATGCAGTCTTGAAGATTGCATTTTTCAATAGTGTCTTTGGCGAATTGATAACGTGCTAAATCCTGCTCAACCGCAATTACTTTTTTTGCTCCCGCTTGTGCCGCTAATACAGATAAGAATCCAGTACCTGCTCCAATGTCACAAACAACTTTGTCTTTTACACAAGAGTCAATCCAGGACTTATATGCTCGATTTCTCCCCCAATCATTTATCATGGGTAAGAATATACCATCGTCTTTAAACCAATCCATTATGCTTTGTCCCAGTTCATAATAATGTTATAATATACATCGGCTAGGTATTCTTGACTTTCCGGTTCACCATGATACCCAGGATCTTTGTCTTTATCTTTTAAAGGATAAAGGTAAGTTGCGTGAGCAGGTGTCCATTCACCATTGGTAATTAAATATTTGTCCGGCACTTGTCTTGGAATAATATTTCTCACAGTATGCACATTCCATAAGTTATCAGGTAACACAATAAACGGAATACCTTTAAAAAATGTTTGTACAATTCCGTCTCTAATTATCCAAGTATCCATTTGTAGTTTCCAATTACTGTCATACAAATGATTTACATATTGTTTAACTGCGTTTTGTGTATCTTTATCTAATCTACGACTGCGATATGGATGAGGATAATTTTCTGCTAAACTAAAAATAGTTTCACAAATCATGTTGTATGGTTTACCTGCATAGTTTACATTTAGTATACCATCTTCAGGTCGGTAGCCATTACGTATTTCTGTATTTTGCAAATGTTGTTGTAAGTCACTGTTCCAACCTTTGTTTTCATCCTTGGGTGCTTCATAAGGGGCAGCGCCAGCAGGTATTTCCATTCTATCATGAAAGGTAGGAGCAATGATAGCAAAGTTGGGTTTTTGTCTTATAACCTCGTCTATCTGTAAACGTATGCCTCCATTACTACAACCCTGACGTGCAAGATGTACAAGATCCCAATCTAAACGTTTAGCCAACAGTTCTGCATAACTTGTACCCGGTAATGTTTCACTAGGTGCGCTAAAACTACAGCCGCATACAATTAATTTTTTTCTTACCATACTTTTGTGTAATTTACTATTTCGCTTTGTCTACTTATGTCCTTTACAAAGTAGACACACAAAGGCTTTTCTGTTCCTACTTCTAAAGGCACGGCCAACATCTGCCCAGGCTTGAGTTTAGGAAAGTACCACTTAACGTCCTGATAGATATCAACAACTTCTACAGGAAAAAAGTCTGGTCTAAAACTGCTTAGTGGGTTAAATGCAAACGCACTAAATCCTCGATCATTGATGCTGGTCAAAGGAACAACTTCTAAGTCGCCCAAGTCCTTTTCGCCTATTAGTAACTGCCAATCAATTGGCATTTTTATTGTAGCGTTGCCTATCTTGAGTACAAGAGCAGGACTGTTAAAACTTTCTAAAAAGATTAAAGGAATAAAAAAGTAGTCAGGGTCTTTGGGATCTGAATTATCTAAAACACAAAATCTGATATCATCTACTTCTTCTGGTATATCGTTTAATTCGTAACTGGTATTATCTAATGTTAATAGTCTCATATATTATTAATAGTGTTGTGCCAAGTATACACTTTTCTTAGCACAATGTCAACTCTGCCAGTCTACCTTTTCAACGGCGAATGGGTATTGTGCATCTCTGTAAAATTGTTTTCGTTTAGTGAGGTGTCTTTTGGCAAATTTACAGGTGGAAGTAATGTCCCAGATTTGGACAAAGTCTTTATCCTCTGCTTTTCTAATGCCTCGGCCAATTGACTGGATAACACGGACAAAGCTTTTTCCGGGTTCCACAAGAACCAAATTGAAAATCCTAGGAATGTTAATACCCACAGCGGCCACACCATAAGTCGCAACAATAACCTTATCGGTGCTAGTAGCAATCTCGTCATATTCGTCCTTTCTCGCCTTTGCTTTGGTTGCGCCGCTGACAAAAACGGCGTTGTTGATTTTATTGGCTAGTTCCTTTCCAGGGCCAACCCTGTCAATAAGAACTAAGGTATTGCCCGATTCTGCAATACGGTTTATAAGTTCACTAACATAATCTAGTCTAGTGTCTGTTTCCAGCAAGTATCTCAGTTCTTGTTGATAGTCTTTGTACTCTACATAGTCTGTTAACTGCACAATATTTACGTGACAGTTACTAAGGTGACCTGCTTCCTGAAGTTCGCTGGCACTGAGTTTTCCTACCACAGGACCAATACAACAGTTCAATGCTTGAAAAGCAAAATCTTCTTTTGGAATAGTGCCAGTCAGTCCCCAGCGAATAGGTATGCGAGCAAACACTGTGGTCAGCAGACTTTTTAGTGCATCTGCTTTGGCGCTGTGTGCTTCATCCACCATAACACAGACTACGTCTTCCACAAACTCCTGTATAGTTACATCTGCTTCGTAGTTGCGTGTATTTTTTAACAAAGCGTTTAGGCTTTGCCAAGTACAGATTGTGTGCCGACGTGTGTATTCTTTACGATCGCCAAACAAGACACCAACGTCTAATCCCATGTTGACATAGTCTGCTTCTGTCTGTGTGACCAAACTCTTACTGGGCACAACAACAATAGTTCTACCATACTGCTCCACACTTGCACTTAGCGCCGCGGTCATAATAGTTTTGCCTGCGCCTGTAGCCACTTCCTGTATACACTGTGGATTTTCTAAAAACTTATTGATAATTTCAATTTGGTAGTCACGTAATACAATAGGCTCACCTGCCGCAGGATGTCCTTTAGGCCAAACGATATCTGCAAATGTCGACTCTGTTACTTTGTCAAACTCGAATGTGGTCCTATACTCACGTACATCATCTACTTCAATGTCATATCCTCGGCTTTCAAGTTCGGGCAGGATATCTGGCAGTAAGTTAATGTAGGTCGTGCCACCCAAGTTAAAGTAAGGAACTTTACCATCCCAACGTCCCAACCTTACTGCTGGCAAGTAACGTGCACCAGGTATTTCGTACTTGAACTTGTTTACTAGTGTTTTACGTGTGACTAAGTCTAAACCTTCCAGTTTGACATTGACTTCGTCGCGAATAATTAATCTACATTCCATTATAGTAATTCAATTACCTTTTCTGCGTTTTGTGCCCAACTTTGACGTCTGCTACCAATCAACAAACTGCTATGAGTTACCAACAGTTTAATCCTATTCATCAACTCAGGATCGCGACTTCCGATATTAAGGTAAACAATTTCCTCAGTATCTGTTCGGTCCATTGAAGTAGGATCATAGTAGTACACAGGCAACCTGTTGGTCAACCGTGCGTACTCTAAAACGTGTTTGAACTCTTCTTTGGCGATACCGAATTTTCTGTTTTTAATAAGGTTTACAGTTTCTCGATAGTAGTCAGGTTTGATTTTGTCTGCAAGTTCTTGTTCTACTTCTGTACTTATCGTATAACCGCACACTTGTGCATAATCACACAATCCGACCAAGTTGGTCCAACAGTGACTACCAAGTTGTTGTTCTAAATAATCTATTAATGACTGTTCTGCATTTGTAATAGTGTAGCAAGTATAACGATCCCGGACTAGTTCAATGCGATAGTCGGTTTGTTCTGCCGCCTGAATTTGTTTTTGTAATGCCAACACTTCATCACTGATTTCAAATTGATGCGACTTACCTAAAGCCACAATGTAGTTTACATTAAATTCCGTTAAGGCGCCACACCATACCTTTTGAACAGGATTCCATTTACATTCACCTTGACTTAGTTTAGCCAAGTCTCGTAGTTGTTCAATCAGTGTACCGTCAAAAGGAAAACGCACAATGACTGAGTCATCTTCGATATAAATCCTGCGACTTCTATCTACTTGTCTAATACCTAACCTAAAGTTATCTAATACTTCAGGAATGTACACAGGGTCGGGCAAGTTACCTAACTGTTTACGATACTTGGTCACAATTTTGACTGCAAGAGCAGCCTGTTTGTCTGTGTAAGGCTTTTGACTGAGTGCAGTCTGCTCACCCATGCTGGATAAAATTTGCACATCGTATCTGGCAAGACTTAAAGGACTCTGTTGATTTTGGAACAGACCTAACAGTTTGCCGCCACGGGTGCGCCAACCAGAAATAAATTCGATGTAGTCTTCTACGTAAAGAAAAGTTTGCTCCATACAGTATTATAATTTATCCTAGTAAAGAAGTCAAAAAAAGCCCTGCCATAAAAATGACAGGGCCTAAAAAGGTTGCCTCAGGAGCTGACTGAATATTGGCAACCCTAAACTTAATCCTCGTCTCCAGTGTCGTAGAATTTCATTTCCATGCTTTTACCGCGAGTGTCGTATCCATCTGTACCCTCGATGTCTTCGTCGCCGTAAGTGACGTTGGCAATCAATTCCCAACCTTCAACTTCGTAGACATAGATTTTTAATTTGGTTAGATCCAATGGCGCAGTTAAACCTAAATCGCCATCAAAGAACGTACCTTTCTCTACACTCTGACCAATAAAGCCCACAGTGTTTTCTCTGTCCGGCCTATCACTGCACATGAACTCTTCGGTGTATTCAACTTCAACACCGTGCTTTTCTAATTCTTCATAATCCAGTTTGCAACTCCAAACTTCATCACCATTTTCATCCGAAATAGTAATGTAATTGTATTCGCTAAACTCGCAACCTGATTCATGAGCAATGTCATCGCAATCATAATAACTGCCAGGTTCTACAAAACGATGCTCTTCGGGTAAGGGCTCGTTGCCATCTTCTTCCCAATCCCAACTGTTTACATATTCCTCTACATCAATTTCATTGTCACGAAAGTACTCGTAGGTTTCTCGGGGCACACTTCCAAGAACAATCTCGCCACCATAGCCTGTCAGGCTCACGCGATAGGTGCGTGGTGTGAACTTCAGAGTTTCTATAAGTTCTTGATGTTGTTCGTCTTTAGTTTTAGTTGACATAGTCGAATCTCAAGTTGTTTAGGGACACCAGTTGGTTGTTTAAGACTGAGGGGATATTAGATATGAGCCCCAAGTCTCCCGTTCTTGTATTTAAGCAGGCTTCATGCAGGTAGTACGAGCCATCACTGTCCAACGCTCGGGAAAACTGACACGCAGGTCCGCAATCTTCAGCGCCATACGCAACGACATTTCACGCAGACGATTCTTGTTCTCGTCCATGAACGACAGGATCTCCTCCTGCTCCACCACAGTGATATCCTCATAGTCACGGAACAGTTCGCCATCATTGGCAATCTGACGGATACGCAGGATCTTGTCACGCATGGTGTCCAGGGTCAAATCCAGATAGTGACAACGGCTCTGCAATGCGTCCAAATGGTCCCGCAATTTTTGACTACGCATGGTGTCAAACTTCAAGTTGGTAATAAAGATTACTGAACCCTTGAATTGGAAACTGTCAGGAATGCCTTCGCGGCGTAGCAGATTGCTGTCTGACAACCAGCTAATCTTACGACTCTTGCCCGAGTCCAGTGCACCTTTTAGCAGGTTAAGACTGACGTCATCCAACAAAATGCTGTCACAGTCGTCAAACACAACTACGCAATTCTCGTCCGAATACTTGTACAAAGTACTGTACAAACCAAGTGCGGTTGCGGAACCCTTAACCACTTCAGCACGGATCTTGCGTCCAGCCAATTGATCCAGCAGAGTAGCCTTCTCAATTTCTTGCTCAACACCAAAACTCTTACCAACACCCGGAGGGCCAGACACAATCATAGCACGAATACTACCACTGGTAGCAGCCTTAGTCATCTCCGTAAGGATTTCAAATCGCTCACGGATGCGACTAATTGCTTGCTCGTCCGTTTCTTGAACGGTGGGATCTTTTACTTCAGACTGCACAGGTGCATCTCCTACAAATTGATAACTCATTGGACCTTCGCAGGCAATACGAATAGTTTCAGGACAGCCTTCAAACTGACCTTGATTTTTCACTGTTACAAAACTTTTCTTAGCACCGCGCTCAAACTGTTTTACCAGTTCAAACTGCATGCCCGCACAGTTTTGGTTGCGGTAAGTACCTTCTACGATCTCGATGTAACTTGACATTTCAGCTCCTGTTTTGTTACTTTATGGAATAATTATAGCAAAATGACGAATTATCGTCAAGTACTACTTTAGTATTAGTTTTTCATGACATATTCGAACAAGATCCACTTGGCACGGTTCAAGGCTTGGCGTGCATCTTCTGCTCGCATATAGTCAACTTCGCCGTATTCGGTATTAATCATTTCCTGAGCATCGCTCATCAAACTTGCCGCCATCATAGCAGGACCCGAAAACTTAAAAGCAACACTGGACTCTACCGCTTCACGCATACCTGCTTCGGTAACACCATACATACGAACTTCACGCTTTTCTTTGTCAGTGAGTTGGTCATATACTTGGGTCATCGTCTGCTCCTGTTTTGCTAACCTATGCCATAATTATAGCGAAATTAGGAATTTCGAGCAAGTACTACCTTAGTACTACTGTTTTAGACGCCGAAAAGGTGTTGTTTTTCAGCAACACCTGGTGTAATATTAAGGTATTAATACTAAAGTATTAGTCTTCAGCTTGCTTGTCTGCTTCCAGATACTGTTTGATTACTCGCATGGCTTTACGGCTAGTATCATAGACGAATTCTTTGTCTTCGTCTTCAGTGTGGACTACAAGGATAAAACCGTTAGCGGCTTTGCGGATTTCGATACTTTCAAACATATTACACCTTCAATGGTTTGTTGAGTGTGTAATAATAGCATATTATAGTTTTTATGTCAAACTGCAGTTTAACCAAAATTTTTGAACACTCTGCGTAGTACACGACTAGCAGGTTCAAAGTTTGACTCCATTATTTCAATATTGGCTAGCCCGTAGGCAGTAACACCCATTTCTAAATAGTAAGTTTCTGTGGGCCAACGTCTGCGATTTAATGGATAACTGTGAATCAGTAAACACTCGTCTGCTATTGGTTGATAGTGTTCAGTGCCTCGATGTTGACAGGCTTCTAACATCTGTATTGCCACTGGATTAACACCGATGTCTATACGTTGGAAGTTTTTGGCAAACATTAATACAACATATTCTTCTACAGAATTGGGCAGTACTGTATTTGCCAGTTCTTCTCCTTCTATTACTAAGTCATATGCAACTTTAACAAAAGGATCTGTATAGTTCATACAGTATTTAATAAACTAACAGAGTTTATAGGTAGGATAAAGGCTTATGTAACGGTCCGTCCAATTTGCATATTAGAATTGGTTTGCCTTTAAATAGAAAAACTCTGTTAGTTTAAACTGACAATGGTAATCCCAACTGATTTTGAATGCTTTCCATTGCTGCCAACTTGGCTCGGGCATCTCTACTACCATGCCAATGAATGATTTTAACATCTCCAATTGCACAGCCATTCCAGGACTCTGCATAATCATAGTCTTGTGGTAGCATAAAACCTTGAAACGCCATAGTAGGATCTATAACTTGCTGTGGTGTAAGCCCTTGGCTCCATACCATGTCGTTATAGATAACCTGATCATCATTCCATTGAGTGATTTCCTTCGCCCTATCAAATCCAACGTTCCAACACTCTTCTGTCATTTCCGCAGGGTAATAACGAATATCTGCATTTAGATAGTGCGGGAACTGTAAATAACTTTTAGGATCAGTATAGTTCCACATCATGAAGTTTTTATACTTGCCAAAAACTTCGGTAGGTTGTACCATTTGTGTGTCTGGACCACAATACAAAATATTACAGGACTCTTCCTTCCATATTTCATATATTTCAAAGAACTGGTCTCTGAAGGTTT